ATGAACGTTTTCCTGCACATCCTGAAGGTCAACCCGCTGCGCGAGGGCGTCAGCAAGACGTCCGGTCAGCCGTGGAAGATGCAAGACGCCGAGTGCATGATCCTCGACGACAAGGGCGACGTTGACCAGGTCGGCGTGCTGATGCTGTCGAAGGATCAGGTCGGCAAGACCGAGCCCGGCATCTACCTCGGCGCGTTCGCGATGCGCGCCAACACGTCCAAGGATGGCGGCCGCAAGATCGAGGCGGTTCTGACCGGCCTGACGCCCGTTCGCAAGACTCCGAAGGGCTTCGTTGCCGACAGCGGCGAGGTGGCGGCGCCGCCGGCTTCCAAGGCTGCGTGATGCGCCTCGATGCGCTGATCACGGCGTTCCCCGCGTGGGCGGGCACGCTGCCTGTCTCGCGCCGGCAGGCCCTCGCCCGGGAGGGCGTCCCTGTCGCGCGTCGCCCGGTTGTTCCGGGCTCGGTGCTTGCGCGCCGTCTGGCTCTCGGCCTCACGCAGATCGAGGTCGCCGAAACGCTCGGCGTCGCCCGTCACACGCTGCAGCGGCTTGAGGCGCGGCCTCGGTATCAGCGCGGCGTACGCGCGGATGTGGCCCGATTCCGTCAGCGGCTGACGGAGTACTACCTCGCGCTGGAGCGCGCTCGGGAGCGCTGATGGGCTTTGCCGTCAACGGCCGGTGCTTCGATGACGCGGCCTCGGCCGCCGCGTACGCGTGTGGGCACAGCTACCCGCTCGTGTCCGTGATGGTCGACGCCACCGGTCATCCCGCGTCCGTCGTGCTCGAGTGCACCGGCACGACGGACAACGTCCTGACGCTGCAGCGCGACGTCAACGGAGCGGTCGACGGCGTGTCCGCGCTGGCGCTGTCTCCGCCGGCCTGCGACGTCATGGAGTGGCACACGTACTACCCGTTCTCGTGGTCGGCGTCCGATGGTGCGCTGATCGCGGGGGCGATCGTCTCGGTTTGGGGCCTTGCGTGGGGCTGGAAGGCGCTGCGCGCTGTGCTCGCAGGTCGCGTCGCTGGTGGGGACTCGATCGAGGAATAGGCGTCAGGCGGGCGCCTTTGTTTCCCGCTGCTTTTTGGAGTTCATGCAATGCAAGTGAAGAAGACCCTCGTGAAGTTCGGTGCCGGCCTGGCCGCTGCTGCCGGTGCCGTGGCCGCGAACGCTGCCGCCACGCCCGTGGACGTGACGGGCATCACCGATCAGGGGACGAACGTCAACCTGGTGGGCGTGGCCGTGTTCGGCATCCTGGTCGCGATCGCGGGCTGGAAGTTCATGCGCCGCGCCCTGTGATCGGGGCCGGGGGCTTCGGCCCCCTTTTTTGAGCGCCTGATGGGCGTTCAAACAAGGGGAGGCGGCTGTGGGGATTTGGATCATCGTGGCATTGGTGGGGGGCGCATGGATCGTGTTCTCCGACTGACTCTCGTCGTTGTGCTCGCGTGCCTGTCGGCGCTGTGGTGGCCGTCGTACGCGCAGACCAGCCTGCCTGCCGGTGACATCCCCTCTCAGGTCAAGACAACGTACTGTTTTGGCGATGGCGACGGTAAGTCGCATTGTGGGTTTGACAGTGTCGGCGCTGCGTGTGCTGCTGCGTTCCCGCTGTACTACCCTACCGGCGCTAACAGCCTTCGGGTAGCTCCGGAAGGCGCGTGCCAAGTCGTGTCGACTGTCAATGGCGAGGAACACGTTGGGACGTTTCTCTACCCGGTCGCCAAGACGGGCCCGGTTTGCGACGAGAAGGACGCGAACGGCAGTGCCGACTCACAGCCGGACGGGTCGACCAGCGGTGCCGGGTGCAAGTGCAATTCCGGGCACACGACAGCCGACGGTGGGCATTGTCGCGAGACGACCAACGCTGATTGCGGTGCGGCCGGCACGGCGTCAAGCGAGTCCGACGATTCGGTCTATCCGCGTGGCTCGGGCGGTGGCGCCTGCGTCAACGGCTGCAAGCTGCATGGCGGCTCGTCTGCGTGCTCTGGCGCGCAGTGCTACGTGACGGGGCCCTATCAAAACACCGGGCAGGCCTGCAATTCGAGCGAGAACTCAACCCCGGCTGATCCCAATGCGGCCGGCTGTGCCAAGCAGGGCATGGGCGTCGGTACGGTCAACGGCGTCTCGGTTTGCGTTCCTGCGACTAGCACGTCGCACACGACGACCTCGGCCACGCAGTCCACAAGCGCGAGCGGTGCGAGTAGTTCGTCGACGACGACCACTGAGACGACGGACAACGGCGACGGCTCGACCACGACGACGACGACCACAACCCGGTCTGACGGTTCGTCGCGCACGACGACCACGACGGGGCCCACGCCTGCAGGTAGCGCGTCCGGTGCCGGTGGCGGGGGCGCGGGTAGCGACGTGTCGTCGTACTGCAAGGCGAACCCGAACAGCCCGTTCTGCAAGGTCTCGTCGTTTGGCGGGACGTGCGCATCTGCGTTCACCTGCGATGGCGATGCCGTTCAGTGCGCCATCGCGAAGGAACAGCATCAGCGCAATTGCGCGTTCTTCGATCCGGCGTCGACGGGTCAGCAGGGTGCCGACCAGGTCGACAAGTTCAGCAAGGCGGTTCAAGACGGTGACGTGCCGTCGTGGTCGCCGGCCGCGTCAGGGGCTCAGTCGGCCGCGCCGCTGGACATGGCGAGCAGTATCAACACGGATCGCGCTTGGGGAAGCGCGTGCGTCGCTGATCAGGTCATCTCGCTTGTTGGCGGTCAGTCCGTCGTCATCCCGTGGTCGAGGTACTGCGACGCGCTGCAGCTCATCGGCAAGATGGTTCTCGCGTGTACCTGGCTGATCTGCGCGTTCGTGGTCTTCGGCAAGTAGGGGGCAGAGTATGTGGGTCGCAGCACTGTGGGGCGCGCTCATCCAGATCGTGGGCACGCTCGTTGGGCGCGCGCTGATCTCGGCGGGTGTTGGCGTCATTGCGTACAAGGGCATTGACGTGTCGATCGCGTTTGCCAAGACGCAGTTCTTCAACGCGGCCAACGGCTTGCCGTCGGTGTCGATTCAGGTGCTCGGCCTGATGCAGATCGACACGGCCGTCGCGATGCTGTTCTCGGCTCTCGTCATGCGCCTGACCTTCAAGGGCATGTCGTCGGGCGTCATGAAGTCGTTCGCGGTCAAGTAATGCCGATCACACTCGTCACCGGCATTCCCGGCCACGGTAAGACGCTGTTCACGCTGGTTCGCGTCAAGGGCGAGTCCGAGCGCGACAAGCGGCCGGTGTTCTATCACCGCATCTCGGAGCTGACGCTAGATTGGGTCGAGCTGGCGCCCGAGCAATGGTCGACGGTGCCGGCCAACGGGATCATGGTCATCGATGAGGCCCAAAAGGTCTTTCCGATCCGCGCTCGAGGTGCCGAGGTGCCCACGCACGTGTCCGACCTCGAGACGCACCGGCACCTTGGCGTCGATATCTGGCTCATCACGCAGCACCCGCACCTGGTCGACACGCACGTGCGCAAGCTGGTCGACCGGCATTTCCACCTCGTGCGCGTGTTCGGCACGCACAACGCGACCGTCTACGAATTCCCCAGCGGCATTCAAGATCAGCCCGAGAAGAACCGGCATCGGGCCGGCGTTGTGCAGCATCGTTGGCGCTACCCGAAAAAGGCCTTCGCCTGGTACAAGTCCGCCGAGGCCCACACGGTCAAGATGCGTGTGCCGATGAAGGTATGGCTGATCGGCGTGCTGCTGTGCGCGCTGCCTCTGTTCATGGGCTACGTGGCCTATCGCCTGAAGCATGGCGGCTCGCACGCTGTTGAGGCGTCGGCGACTGCGCCTGGTGCTGGCGGTGCGGCTTCGGCGTCTGCAGGTGCCTGGGCCCCGCACGTTGCCGACATGAGGTCGGCCGCCGCGTACCTCGATTCGATGCGTCCGCGCCTGCCTGGCCTGGCGTTCACCGCGCCGATCTATGACCACCTGACCAAGCCCGTCGAGGCGCCGTATCCGAGTGTGTGCGCGTATTCGGCTGACTTCCCGTGTCGGTGCTGGTCGCAGCGCGGCTTCAAGCTCGATGTGCCCAAAGCGATGTGCGAGCAGCTGGCGCGCGAGCCCATGGATCCGTATTGGCTGCGTCGCGGGCCGCTGGGGTTCGAACGCTCGCAGGCCACTGACGATGCCGCGCCTGGCCAGCGCCCGGCCGCATCGGCGCCGGTCCTTCAGCCAGTTGCGACGGGGGCGGCGTCGTGAGGTCGGGGGGCTGGGGTGCAACCCCAGTACGAGCCTTGGCCGCAGAGCGTCAGGGATCGGTTTATCCGGGCCTTGCCGGGGCGTTTGCCGCGTGGGTGGTGCTCGCGGGCCACGGACGGCCGCCGCGCGCCCTCCTGGCTGTCCTGCAGCCCCCGGGCGGCGGTCGGCCGCGAAGCCGGGCCCGCCGAGCGGCTGTGCCGTCCGGCGGGCCGGCGCAGCCGGCCTAGATTTATCAAAGGAACACATAACGGACAGACAGGCTGCTTAGCCGGTCGTCAGCAGGCAAAAGAAAGCCCCGGCGCTGCGCCAACAGCCCGAGGCGTGATCGAGGCAGCAATAGGAGGTGCCCCCGATGGGTGCAAGTCTAGCGAAGTTGGACAAGTCCGGTTGGACTTCGGAACAGTTGGCGCGCTTGGCGCGCATGGAAGAGGACAAGCGGCAATACAGGGTCTGGAGCAAGGCGAAGGCGGCCCACCCCCTGGCAGACGGCCTGGAGGGCCTCTCCGACGCGGCTTTGGGGGCTTCGCGGGCTGCTCGCCTGCGGATGAAGGCCATTGAGTGGGACAACGGTCACAGGGAGGTGACGATATGGCGCGAGCAGCCGGAGATGGAAAGGACGTTGGAGCGGGCGATCGAACGGGATTGCAAGGCGCACGCGCCCCGTGGCTTCGGCGACCGCGAGCAGAGCACGCAGGCAAGCGTCCGGCGGGCAAAGCAAAGGGTACGGCTTCTGTGCAAGTCGATGATCGTCAACTCGCTCTGGACTTTGACGTACCGGGCGAACGTCACCGATAGGGAGCTGGTGCTCAAGCATCTGGACGCCTTCCGCCGTCGCACGGAGAAGGTTCTCGGTGAGTGGAAGTACATCGCAGTCCTGGAGAAGCAAGGGCGCGGCGCGTATCACGTGCACATTGCGACGCACGCGCTACCTGAGCGCCTGGTCGCGGGTGGCGTTCGGGTCAAGAGCTGGGACGTGATGCGCGCGATCTGGCGACGGATCACGGGCGAGCTGGGCGGCAACTTCGATGAGTCCAAGCGCGGCTCGCGCTGGAGCAAGCGACGCAAGCCCATCCGCGGCGCCGGCAACATCGCCCGCTACATCGCGGGCTACGTGGCGAAGGACATGCTGGAGTCACCGATCAACCGCAAGCGCTACAGCCGGTCGACGGGGATCGAAGTGCCGGAAGCCTATCGCGCGCTGTGGCCGGCGGACACGCCGATGGCCGAACTGATCGAGCTGGCGTACGCGGGCCTCGGCTCGAACATCACCGGCGTGTGGTGGGACTCGGAGCGCGAAGTGTTCTACGCGGAGTCCGACGACAGCCGATTCGCGGAGCGATCTCGGCCCGTTTTGTTGCGCTAGTTGTGGGGTCGTACTGGGGCCTTTTTCGCGGCTTTTTCATGGTTGTCTAGCTGGTACCCCACTGGGTACCCTAGCCGACTCGAAAAGAAAAGTCGTAGGGAGTTCGTGTGATGTTGGTGGGCTACGCGCGTGTCTCGACGCGCGATCAGGACACGGCGCTGCAGCGCGATGCGCTCAGGCGCGCCAAGGTCAAAGTTGTGCATGAGGACAAGGTGAGTGCGGTCTCGCAACGACCGGCGCTGGAGAAGCTGCTTCGGTCGCTGCGCGCTGGGGACGTGCTGGTGGTCTACAAGGTCGACCGCCTCGCGCGCAGCCTCTCGGACTTGCTCTCGATCCTGCGGCGGATTGAGGCGGCGAATGCAGAGTTCCGTAGCCTCACCGAGCCTATCGATACCACCACGCCCGCCGGCCGCCTCATGCTCCAGCTTCTCGGCGCGTTCGCCGAGTTCGAACGCAGTCTCATTCGTGAGAGATCGGCGGCAGGGCTGGCGGCAGCTCGCGAACGCGGCGTACGGCTCGGTCGGCCTGAAGCGCTTTCGGGGCGTCAGCGTGCGGCGGTGGTACGGTTGTGGGCGACTGGACTTACCCGCGCTGAAATCGCGCGGCGGTTCTCAGTGCACCCGTCGACCGTCACGCGTGTGCTAACCGAAGCCGGGCGTGCTGCTGGTTGACAATGCGTCTCTGACGCGGCAACGCAACGGCTCGTTGCACTGCACGGTCGCTAGTGGTGCCCTTTCGGCTCTGAATTCATCTCGTTGATGAACTTGTCAGCCAGTACGTAGACCCCTTGAAAGTCGTAGCGACGACCTAGCTTCGGCACCCAATATCGGCCATGCGCGATCCAGTGCCGATATTTGAAGGCTCCGATAAGGTCGCTCACGAGACTACTGGGGACCTTCGATCTGTCCTGCCAGATGCGGAGCAGGTCGTCCTCAAGCCTTGCGTTTAAACCCTTCTCCCTATGGAGTTCACGCAGCGCCTTCGACAGGCCGTCCTTCCACTTTGCTTTCACTCGCTCCGTGTAGTCAATGCGCACCGCGGCTTCAACTGACGTAAGAACCGCAAATGAGGCCAGGAGATCCAACTCGGCTAGGGCCTTGCCGCGCGCTTCGGCAACGCCGTCGCCCGAATATCTTGCGACCAGCTTTGGCGAGCCGTTGCCGAAGAACTCATAGAGGCCGTCCTCCGAATCTTGTGCGTACGCAGCGATGTCGCTGAGCCTCTGCTCCTGCCCGGAGAGCTCAGGATGCGTTGCCAT